AGTAAAAGGGTATATCGATAAAATATTTAGTATCTGAAGTTGCGTTTCCTAAATAATGCCCTATAGTTGTTGTCATGGCTTCTGTACCTGACAACTCTAAAGGTGGTTTACCCACGAGTTTGGCTAAATTATGTTGTTTCGTCTGCGTGACGTAGTTATCCGAATAAATCGCTAAGAAATCACTCGGTACGCGTTGTATAACTTCACCACCTATGACGAGTTCGACGTATTCAATCATGGCGTGACCTATCGATTCGTTGTATCCTATACCAGTTGTATTTTGGTGTAATGAGTTAATTAAATTTTGATCTATAGCGCTTAATTCAACTTTCAAACTCACGGTTTTCAGAAGGTCGCCTTGATTTTGGGGAATGGTACACTTTATGGTGTTTCCAAATTCAATTTCACCATCAACATCTAAATCAACAAAGAATGGTGCAAAGTTTGTATGTTTTTGAAAATTCTTTATAAAATACGTGTACTCTGGATTATCCGTAAAAAAAGCGTCCTGTGGTCCGGATGTTTGTAACTGAACACGTCCAGCCATTACTAGTATAAGGCACTAAAATTTTAAACCCCCGAGACCGCTATTTATTCGTAACACGTTATAGTTTACTGCATATACATATACTTTGTGTCCAAAATTAGCGTCTGGTGAATCGAGTTCAATTTCAATAAGATTATGAGCTATTCGACTCATGTTTACCTGTCCAGTTGGATGATATGTTTCAGGTTTAAGTGAAAAGCTATACACACCAAAGTTGTTTTCGGTAACGCCCGTATAATATTTCAAAGGTTGTTCGTAACTTAACATTAAATTATCGGCGTCTATTATCGTGTTATTGTTAAATTTCATGGTAACGTGTTTTATTGGGTTGAGTTTATGAACGTCGTCACTCACTGCCAAGAAGAACAGTTCCCTGACAGGATTTTTAAAATTGAGCATACCCGCTTTTTTAGTTTCACCTGCTTTAAACTTAAACTGTGACATTTGGAGTTGTGTGATGACATATTCTATAGGACGGGTAAGTAAGAAGTTCTTTTCATCTTCCGTAACGAAAAAGAAATCAGTGACGAGTGATACTTTTTTAATAGAAGAAGAAACATCAGTGGGTGGATCGATGATATCCGTATCGGTTTTATACTGAATAACAACGTCTTCGAGTTTCTTAAACTTTATGCGTACTTCGACGAGTTGTTTCGTAAGTGCACATACGGGTATAGCTAAACTTGGGTGTCTGAAAAAATAAAACGGTAAAAGGACGTTATAATCCCAATCGTATGAAACCGCTATATAATTATCATGCCCCGTTAAGAAATAAAGTGTTTGGTCTATATCATCTTTGTTGTTATGTATTTGATCATACATGTAGATATAATCACCCGTTATACGTTCAATAGTTTGACCACCAATCAAAAGGTCTGCATACTCTATGATTTGAGCACCTATAGATTTCCTGTATCTTATATCGTATCCAGACGATGCCGTACCGGATGGTTGTGGTAAAGTGAATTTAAGCATCATACTTCGTACGAGATCCCCTTTATTTTTGGGAATACGACACTCTACGGTTGCGTCGTAATCGACATCACCATCGAACGGTGTTTCTATAGCCTCTATTGAAAATTTCGTGTGTCGTTTAAAATTCATCAGGAAATACGAAAATTCGGGATCACCAGTAAGCCATTGGTCCTGAATACCCGTGACAGCAAGGTTTATTCGACCAGCCATTCTTACTTTACGTGAGTAAAATTTTATGAAATAAAACGAGACAGTACTGTAGAATGAACCTTCAACTGAAGAAATTCAGACCCGAAAAAATGACAGACGATCGGGTGTGTGTGTTTATTGGTAAACGTAACACGGGTAAATCTACATTGGTCAAGGATATCATGTATTACAAAAAGCATATACCAGCGGGTGTTGTACTTTCTGGTACGGAAGAAGGTAACCATTTTTACGGTGAATTTATACCAGATTTATTCGTATACGGTGATTACGATAGAGATGCTATAGAGCGAGTTATTTCGAGACAGAGAAAACTAGTTGGTACAAAAGGTAAAAGTAGAAATAACGGTACATTCATGCTTTTAGATGACTGTATGTACGATAGTAAATTTTTGAAAGATACGTGTATTCGCCAATGTTTTATGAACGGGCGACACTATAACATATTTTTCATGCTTACCATGCAATACGTCATGGATTTACCACCAGCACTCAGGGCAAACGTCGATTACGTGTTTGTTTTGAGAGAAAACATCATTCAGAATAGAGAAAAAATATATAAATCATTTTTTGGTATTTTTCCGAGTTTTGATATGTTTAATAAAGTTATGGATGCGTGTACGGAAAACTACGAATGTTTAGTGTTAGATAATACGTCGAAGAGTAATAAAATAGAGGATTGTGTATTCTGGTACAAAGCCACACTTAGGAAAAATTTTAAAGTTGGTAGCCCTGATCTATGGAAACTTCATAAAAAGATGTACAATCCCAAATATTTAGATCAAAAGGAAGCAGATGCTAAAAATGCAACAAAGAAAACAAAGCTTAAAATTACAAAAACAAAGTAATATAATAAATAATGAACTTTATCAGAAGAATATGCAGTTCGAGAATGGTCTATCCATACGCAAAATTTAACGAACTTTCATCAGGTGGTGGTTACTATATGTACATAAATGTATGCCACGATTCCAAACGTATATATTTTAACGATTCTATACCCGAATGTGAAAAAAAGGATGTTTTACCTAGGGTTTTAAATACATTTTTGGGTATGTACCCGAGATATGTTTTACACTCAGGCGAATAATGCGTCAATGACATATCTCAAAAACCTATGACTACATAAATGACGGACGTTAGAACTATGAATTTATCTGACACTGGTGACGGTATGGTATCGTTAAATAATAATCAGTCGACACACTTTGTGCCGAATAATCCACCCGAAAAAAATATTGAAAATAAACAAACGATGGACTCGACTCCAATTTCAGATGTTATGGGACACGCTGAAGACCCACTGGAACCACCAATGATGTCTCAAGACCCACGCATGACGCAAATGCAAATGCAAACGCCGATGATGATGGCACAACAACCGGTTACGCAACAAACCCAAGAAAAGAAACAAGCGGAATCTAAAAATCCATTCAACCTTACTGACGACCAGTTCGAAGCACTCATCGTTGCGGTGTGTGCTGCGGCGGCAATTAGTAAGCCAGTTCAGGAAAAACTTGCAAACTTCGTCCCATCGTTTTTGAACGACCAAGGACACCGAAGTGCCGTTGGTTTAGCCTCAACTGGTTTAGTCGCGGCTATTGCTTTTTATATAGCAAGAAGATACGCTTAAATAGCATTATAGTGTTTATACATTCTCTTTCCGAATAAGAAGTACGAAATGAGAAATCCGAACAGTAATCCAACTGCGCGAAGTCCTAGAACAGTACCAGTACTCTTCGTAGTTTTACCGTAATCTTTAAAATCTTTTTCGATGCGTTCGTTTATTTGAGAAATACCCGCAACTATACCCATACCTACTAAAGTTGAAACTACTAAGAATGGTGCGTCTAGAGCTAAACGTCCAAATAGATTACCGCCTCTCGGTAACGCACACAAAATTGATGGTAGTATAACGACGAGCAAACCCATGTTTACCCACTGATTATTCGTTAAAAGAGGCGCACTTATTGTTGCGAGTAAACAGTTAAGCAAAACATACATTTTCATTAAATCGGAGACTGATTCCATTTTATTAATAATAAATATTATTTATTTATCCTGAATATGTTTACCACAGAATTCGGTTCGTTGTGGTATTTCCTGGTAGATTCCAATAGAAACGCATATCGATCTAAGTTTATCGAACTTATCCCAAAACTCTTTACTATGTGAATACTCGACGACGGTACAGTGCGCGAGTTCGTGTAAAAGTACGTGAAATATTTCGTTAGGTTCACCGTCTATACATATACCTATATCGTTACCCTTATTCACGTTATACCCAATAGACCCGTTTAACCGGTGATGCGCGGTGATCGGAATTTCTTTACACAACATTTTGAAATCTTCGTTATTGGTTTTTTCTATGTGTTCCCTGAGTATTCTATACTTTTCGCGAACCTCTGTGAGTTTTTCGGGTTCGCGTGTATTGATAAACAAAAACGCGTTTATTAGTACGAGGAGTATTACGAGTAACATCCTATATTACTTACTTACCATA